TACTTTTAGTGCGCCACTTGCCGGACGGATCTTTAAAACGAATGTAGAACCACGGATTGCCTTTCTTAATGTAGGAATAGGCCATAGTTACAAGGGTAACATTTGGGCAGTTTAACGCAATAATATACAATGAGCCTGCCAAGCATAATCAATCAAATCGAATCAAGTAATTGTACCGTGGGTTCAAATCCCACCCCGTCCGATGCTTATCACTATAATGACTTACGCCGAAACGGTAACACGGCGGTAATAACTGATCCTAAAAAGGCTCACTACCAACAACTAAATTTAAATTCGCGCGGCGGATACGATTTAACGCCCGACGCATTCGTTTATCACCCTAACCCCGCGGTGTGCCGCATGTGGCACGCCCAGCACGAGGCCAGCAAATGATCTCTTGGGAAGTCATGCGGGATCTTGCCCAGGTATCCATGCTGATTACCGGCTGGGCTTTATTCGTAGGCTCTGGAATCGCCGGGCTAACAGTAGCCGTACTCGTGTTTGGGTGGGTCATAGATCAGATCCGCAGAACTTTTAGGGATCTATGATACGCGACCTAGAACAAGAGGGCGTATTGCCCATTAGTGCAGCCCAATCCTATGGATCGGCCCAGCTCTCGCAGACGACTGCTCTGATCGATCTGCAGACCAAGCATCGCGATCTCCGCAATCGCCTAGACCGCATAGAGGAGATTTTAGAAAGCCTCCTTAAGAAAAGCGGGGTGTAATCGTGAGCGCGCTATCAGCCAAGTTTGAGCTGCTTTGGAAAGTGGCTGGCGGCCCGGATCTAGTGGCCGAGCACACGTTCCACCCCACACGTAAATGGCGTTTCGACTTCGCCTGCAAATCCGCCCGCTGCGCGATCGAGCTGGACGGTGGGGCGTTCCTGCCGTTTGGCGGCCGTCACGGGCGAGGGATGGGGATGGTCAAAGATTGCGAGAAGTACCGAGCAGCCGCCGACCTGGGCTGGCGCATCTGGCGTTTCACAACCAAGTGCCTGACGGCTGAAGCAGTAGCGATGACTGCCAAGTCATTCCGCCTTTCGATGAAGGAGAAAACAAAATGAGCGAACCAACCAACGATACACCTATGAACAACTACAAGCCGGACTACAAATACGACGTCTATGAGCGGGAGAAGGCTGACTCTGAATATGAGAATCAGCGTTTCTGTGATTACTACGGCAACAACCGCCGGGGCTGATTATGACCGACCTAACTAAATTCCGACTGATCGAAAACATTGAAGTGATGGCCTGTCGCAACTCAGCCGAGCGGGTTGTGAAGGCCGTCAATCGTGGCGATCTCGCCCAAGCCAAAGACTTGGCCCGCAAGCATGAGATCGCGTGGCACTTGGCCGATCGCGAGTTCCAAGACCTTAACCAACCTCACCGAAACAACGATTTTTGTGACGATGAGTAGTCGTTGCAAATCCAAGAAACAAAAACAAAGAAACAATAAACAAGAAAGGGAAATCCTAGTATGCCAATCGTAGCATCAAGAGGGGGCACATATACGCCAGCCCCGGAAGGGAATCACGACGCAGTGTTCTGCGACGTTGAGGATCTCGGCGTAGTGGAAACGCAGTATGGAAAGAAGCACCAGATCAGGTTGGTCTGGCAGATCGCTGAGAAGATGGAGGACGGGCGGCCGTTCACTATCGGTCGGCGTTATGGGCTGAGCCTGCATGAAAAGGCAGCTCTGTTCAAAGATCTGAAATCCTACGCCAAAAAGGCGCCACCGCAGAATCTGGATCTGGAAACGCTTATCGGTAAGCCGTGCCAGATCCTCGTGACACATGCGGAGCGTGATGGCTCTACATACGCAAACGTGCAGGCGGTACTGCCTGCCGGAGCTAACAAAGTGAAAGTCGACAAAGACTTCGTCAGGAAATGCAATCGCCCTGGCGCACCGAAACCAGCCGTCGTCGAGTTGGATGCCGACGGGACTCCCGTGCCGTTCTGAGCACTTGGCCGGGGTGGGCAATCCCCACCTCGGCCAGAAAGAATACCAAAATGGAAATCCTAACTTTAGTAGTTCAAATCGTATTCCCAACCACCGCAGTCGTGCTGGCTCTAATGACCATGCGACTGATTAAGGATTGGCAGTAATGGCTGCGCTTATTGCCACGGCAAAGACGGAGTCGTCGCACTATTACCTAGCGTCAGGTGAGTCGTGCCACGGTGACTTGCGATCCGCCCGCAAGGTAGGGGCGTATCCGTCAGTGACTACCATCCTCGGAGCGGCTGGCCCCAGCAAGCAGGGGCTGATGAATTGGAAAGAGGAGCAAGCGATTCTATCCGCCCTGTCGCTACCACGGAACGATGGCGAGGCCGACAGTGACTTTGCCAAGCGGGTGGTATTGGACAGCAGAAAGGAAGTGGAGGCCGCTGCCATAAGGGGCACGCAGATTCATTCCTTGGCTGAAATCATAATCAATGGCGAAGAGCCGGGTGAGCTGGTGAAAGGATATGAGCCTCACTTTGCATCGCTAAAGGAATGGCACAAAGACGTCACAAAAGTTCACGCCAGTGAATCAGTGATGGTTAATGAAGCAGAAGGATACGCAGGCCGGGTGGATCTTATTTGCGACATCAACGGCGAGATCGAGGTGGTGGATTTTAAAACACGCAAACTTAAGAACGGCAAGGCGGCAGGGTACGAAACTGATCTGCTTCAGCTCAGTGCCTATGCGTACGCTTTCACGGACGAGCACATGGCATGCCGCAACGTGCTGATCGATCCAGTGACGGGGCAATTGGCAGAGGTCAAATACACGGCAGAGCAGGTCTGCTTTGCATTCGAGGCGTTCACGTCCATCTGCAAGGTGTGGCGTTGGCTGAAGAAGTACGACCCTCGGGAGGTGCGTTGTGATTGAAATCCTACCCGAACAATCCACCCACGAGCAGTTGCTTAACCGCGTGCGCTCGTTGGCTCGTGAGCTGGCGGAAGCGAAAGCCGCGCTGGCGGCTGCTGAAGGACGCGAGAACGATCTGATCGATCGCATAAGGGCAGGGCTATGAGGACGCTGCTTTCGTTCATCGCCCTGTTGGGATTCACAACCACAAAGCTGAGCAACGCACTAATCGATCTGCGCCCCCTCGCCAAAAAGATCGACGTGAAGAAGATCAAGGTTCGCATTACTGGCTACTGGCCGGGTGAGGACGAGTGGAGTAGTCGCTATCAATCGAGCACAGGCACTAGGTTGCGTGCTGGCCGTCACTGCGCCGTCGATCCCGACATCATTCCGTTAGGGCGAAAGATTCGGCTTATTGGAACAGCTTGGGAATGGAAGGCAGTCGATACAGGCACAGCCGTTAAAAGCAAAAAAGCAAGCCGAGGGAAATTGCCGGTAGTTGATGTATTTGCCGCAAGTGAGAAGCAATTTAATTGGATGCGATTGCCCAAGGTGGCAACCGTGGAGATTCGGGAATGAACACGAAAGCCGCCACGTTCGCGTCTAAACGCAATCGGGCCGCTGGCCTTGGCGATACACGGCCGACGTTCCGCCGCTTGGGCGTGATCGTTGGTAAGTTGCGCCGGGATCTGTGCCTGCCGAGCTCTGCCCGGTTGGGCGTAGAGCTTGAATGCAGCTACAAAACGATTCAGCGGGACATCGACTTGCTCAGAGATTTCTTTGGCTACCCCCTAGAATACGACGCCCGCAAATACCACTACAAACTGGCGGGGCCACTGCCGAAAGCCGTGCTGTGAGCCTAGCCGATCTACTGATCATGTTCTCCGCCCGCGTGATTTGCACTTACACGCCGGAGCAGTACGCCGACTGTGTGCGAGAGGCGCGTGCCAATCGCCACCGTTGGGGAATAGGGCAGTGGTAATTAAACGACAAAAAGGAAAACAATAACAAATGAAACTTACAAATTACAATATTGAATGGTCATACAAGGCCAGAAAAGTGTGGATTAGTCATCAAGGAGACATGACGTTTCCCACCGTATTGGGATCTGATAAAATTTATGACATTCACTCGTCTGGATGTTGTTATCTAAATTGGAAGAAAAAAGAGTTAGAAAACGTTTACAGACTCTTCACTGCCTTAATAAGAGAAGGGTTCGACGTTCAAGATACATATAGACAGTTCCTTAAAATAAATAAGTTTAGGCAAAACGAGGCAATATCGATACTGGACATTATTTCAGCATGAGCGTTAAGCGTTTAACCTGGCATCTCGCCGTGCTCGAACGTGCGAAAAAGAATTTGCTCAAGAAGCAGTACGATGCAGTACGCACCCGGCTGGATCTGGCCGTTCTTATGGCCACGGAAATGCTGAAGCAAGCCGAGGGATTTAAGGCGAAAACTATTGAGGCGAAGAAAGAAAAGGAAAGCAAATGAAGGATCTAGGTAAAATTACTTTTGGCAAAGCACGCCCTGCGCCAAAACAAGTTCTAGTCGACGTAACCTATGACGCCAAGACGGCCAAGGCGTTGCACGCATTTGGACTGAAGCAGTTAAAGAAAGATCAAGAGGCAGTGATCGAGTACGTAATCACGAAAGCGTTGGAAGGGTTGGTTAAAAAATGATCGCACCCCTACCACCTGCAATCGAAGCCATCCATCGCAACGGAGCCGCTGAAGGTGAGCGCAATACTCAGCTATTTAAGTTAGCATGCCAGTGGCGCGACCAAGGGCTGACGGAGTTCGACGCAACGACCAACGCAGAGGAGTGGGCGTTTAAGGTGGGGCTATCGCAAAACGAGGCCGTAAGTGCAGTCAGATCCGCGTTCAGCAAACCAGCCAGGGAGGCGTGGAAGCCAAAGGCCAAGTATGCCTATCAGAACGGGGCGATCGTGCGTGAAGATCTGCCAGTGCCGCCCATGCCGATCAGTGTGGAGAGCGGGCCAGTCGATAAGTTCCTGACTACATGCTTCGACGTAGGCGATCAGATCAATATCTGTCGATCTATTAAAGATGGCGACCGCGAGCGGCCTGATGGAGCTGGCGAAACGCGAAGCCGGGAAGAATGGCTAGAACTGTTTAAGGGCGACGGATTGAAGGAGTGGCAAGGGGATGCAGTGGGCGTTTATGTTTCGATCAACGCTAACAACGGAAAGAATCGTAAAGCGGAGTCGATCGTAAAGTATCGCCACTGCCTGATCGAGTTCGATGAAAGCACGATGGCTGAACAGTGGGCCATCATTAAGCGCAGTGGGTTACCTACATCGTCTATTATTAAGAGCGGATCACGTAGTCTGCATGCATGGGTGGAGATTCGGGCAGCCAATGCCAAGGAGTTCGCTGAACGTGTGGATTTTATCTACAAGCACTTAGAGCACAGCAAGCCCGATCCGGCCAACAAAGACGCAGGGCGGTTGTCGCGGTTACCCGGTGCGATGCGTACTGCCACGGGATTACAGCAGGAGTTGGTCGAGTGTGGCGCACCTACACTGACTTACATGGAATGGATGGAGCGTACCATCTACGGAGATATTCCTGAGCCGTATAGCTGGGAGCAGTTGGTTAATTTCAAGGAGGATGCCGACATCACGCAACTGCTAGGCAAACGGTGGATTTGCCGTGGCGGTTCAGCGTTGTGGGTGGGAAGCAGTGGCTTGGGTAAGAGCGTGCTGTGCTTACAGGCCGCAATCACCTGGGCGGCCGGGCGTGATCTGTTTGGCATATCGCCACACGGCAAGCCGTTGAAGTCGCTAATCGTGCAGGCGGAGAACGATGAGGGCGACGTGGCAGAGGCGTTGCAGGGCATTCTAAAGGCGCTCGATTTGACCGCAGAGGAACTGGATCGGGTTAAGCAGAACATCGTGATCGTGCGTGATTGCACATCCACGGGTGAGCGGTTCGTCGACAGGATGCGTCGCTTGGCTGAAAAACATAAACCCGATTTAGCCTGGGTAGATCCATTGCTGGCGTTTATCGGTGGCGACTTATCTAGCCAGGAGACGGCAGGCGGGTTCCTTAGAAATTTGCTTAACCCGCTCGCCCTATCTGGCGGATTTGCTTGGATGCTTATGCACCATACCCCAAAGCCCACACGGGACGGCAGCGGTTACCAGGGGCACGACAAGGCGTACAGCGGATTTGGATCGAGCGAGCTGACGAATTGGGCAAGAGCCGTTTTAATGCTGTCTCCTTGCGGTCAGGATGAGCAAGGAACGTATACCTATAAGCTTGAGGTAACCAAGCGCGGAAAGCGGTCTGGCTTGCGTCCTGGCGTTACTGCGAGCGATTTTATAGCCAGCAAGACGCAACCCTTAGTCCACTTAAAGCATGCGGACCGGGGAATGGCGTGGATTGAAGTAGGGGCGCCTGAAAAGTCAGTGGGTAGAAAGGCTATGTCGATCGATTGGGGCAAGTTACCCGAAGGGGCTAAATACAGCCAAGTGGTCGCATTCGTACAACAGGCCACCGGGTTGCAGGAACGGCAAGCGAAGGCCCGTGTGAAGCAGGCTAAAGAGGACGGTTTGATCGAAGAAACTGAGGCTGGTTTATTCAGCAAAAAGGTGACAAATGAGCCTTTTTAACGTTAGTGCAGTAACCCTTATTGCACTAGTGCAGTATTGCGGAGCATGTAGGTGCAGTAATAAAGGCCCTTTAGGGCCTATTATTGCACTAATGCATTACACCATTTCCATTACTGCA